GACGACGGTCCCGTCGGGGTCCTGCAACGGGTAGTCCTGCCACCAGCGCTCGTTGCGCGGGTCAATGGTGCGCGCGTCGACGATCACCTTGCCGTCGGCGACGGTGATCCAGCGCCCGCGCGGGTACTTCGCACATGGCCGCTCGAAGAACTCGGAGACCATGACCATGTTGTCGGCGGGCTGCGAGTCGGTCGGGATGTCCGAGACGGAGGCGTTGGGGGTCAGCTCGCCGCCGACGTAGCCGGGTGTCTCGCGGACCTCGTCGATGAGCCGCGCGCGCTCGACGACCCACCACGGCGAGGTCTCGAAGTCCGACCCAGCCTCCCAATAGACCTCGTTGCCGTTGAGGACGATGAGCCGGATGTCGCCCTGGCCGACCCAATCGTCGTCGACGAGCGTGTACGGGCCAACCTGGTTCTCCCAATAGGGAAGCGTGTAGCTGGCGCCGCCGAGGCCGATCGCCGTCTTGACGGCGTCGAGGACGGTGTTGCGCATCCGCCATTGGTCGTATCCGTAGATGCAGACCTTCTCGGAGAGCTTGGCGGCGCCCGCGTCCTCCGGGTCGGTGGTTGCGGGGTCAACTTCAAAGGCGGGGATGCGCTGGGGGGCGCTCGAGACCTTGTCCTCGATGATGGGCCGGATGAAGTTGTATGAGTTCCGTACCTTGTGCGGCGGCTTGCCCCCGCCCGCGGCGGTGGTGACCGTCTGCGTGAAGTTGAGCTTGGCCTTCTCGTCGATGTGCCACCAGGTATCGCCGCGCTCGAAGCGCACGCACAGCCGCCGCTTGGCGGCGTCGCGCTTCATCACCTGGCGGCCGCGGCGCATCGACTGCTCGACCTTCGGCGGCACCGGCAGCGGCCGCGGGTCGGGCGCGCGCAGCAGGTCGTCAGCTACGGCCACTGGTCTCCTGCTCGGCCATCATCTCGGCGAGCTTCTCGCGGCTGGCCCAGAACGCCTCATCGTCGTCGGGCGGCACGGCCGGGGGGGCATACTCCTCCATGCGCTGGGAGCGCACGAGTTCGTCGTGCTCGAGCACCGCCGCCTGGGGCGCCTGCAGGCGCTGGCACAGCCGGTCGCAGAGGTCGATCAGCGCCTGCTGGTTGGGGTCGACGAGGCGGCGCTGCTGCCAGCGATCAGCCAGCAGCAGCGCGACCACGACCACCAGCGCGATGACGACCAGCGTCGTCATGTGTCCTCTGGCTCTGCCTTCCGCGGGCGCCCCGGCCCGCGCGGGCGGGCCTGCAGCTCGGCGATCAGCGCCTCTTGGCGCTCGAGCGCCACCGCTTGGCGCTCCATCAGCGTGCGCATCTGCGCCACCTCGGCGTCGCGCTTGGCGCTCTCGAGCTGCATGGTGCTGATCCGCTCGGCGTCGAGGCCGACTCGCAGCAGCGCATCCTGCGGGATGCCCGAGATGTTGATGTAGATTGGCCGTTCCTGGTCGGCGGCGAACCGCGGGCCGCCGCAGAACTCGCAGGTCCCGTCGGTGTCAGGATCAGCGAACCGGACCAGCTCAGCGGAACGTTCGATTCCGGGGATGTCGCCGCCGAGGTCGAAGTAGCTGAACTCGGTCAGCGTCCGGATCACCTGGATGGGCTCCTGCTTGTAGCCGGGACAGCGCCCGTTGTGACAGGACGCCCAGCCGTCGACGGTGGTCTCAGTGACGGTCGGCATCAGAGCGTCAGCCCAACCACGGCCTTGTCGACGATCTGCTTGAGCGCGCCAATCATCTGGCCGTTGAACACAAACACGTTGCCGTTGATCGCCAGCGCCGCGCCGTTGGTGGCGATCGCGCCCGTCAGCGTCTCGACCTGGTCGCCGGTGATCAGCGTGTCCTCGATCTCGGCCTCGGGGTCGGGCGTGAGGTCGGCGGCCTCGGCGTCGGCGTCGGCGTCGCGAACGGCGACCGGCAGCACGGTGACACCCGCTGACCCGGCGTAGACCTCGACGTCGACCGGCTGCTCCGGCCCGGGGGCCTGGTCGCTTTCCTCGGTCTCGCCGTTGGTGGTTGTGGTCTCGCTCACGGTGTTGTCCTCCTTGGGACAGATGGATTCCAGTTGGGTGATGAGCGTCGAACGGTTGGAGCCCGCACGCTCGGCGTCGATGGCTTCCTGTGCCCTGCCGGGGTCGTCGCCGACCCAATCGAGCACTTCCTGCACGGTGCCTTCGGGCACAGTCATTCGAGGGTCTCCTCCCCTTAGACGGGCATCGGCCCGCCGACCTCAGAACCGAGACCGGCGAGGGCTTCGTGGCTCGGCGCGTGACCGGGCCGGTAGTAGTCGGGTTCGGGCACGACCTCCGGTTCGGGCTCGGCCCCGAGGTAGATGGCGCCCGCGGCGATCGCGTCCGAGCGTGCCTCCCATGACAGGACGGCGGCCATCGCCGCGTCGATCTTGCGCGCCGAGGTGATGGTGTCCTTGCAGAGCGTGTGCATCTGGCGCTCCATGTCGTCGAGCACGGTGAGCTTGCGCCTGCGCGCGTGACGGATGTGATCGACGAACGTCGCGTCGCCGTCGTGGGTGAGGTCGCCGGAGGCGACGGCGTCCTCGTAGTTGCGCACCGCCCACGCGATCGGCCGCGGCCGGTTGGTGTGCCAGATGACCACCCGGCGCTCGCCGAAGCGGTTCTGCCAGTTCTCGATCAGCGTGCCGATGTACTGGTCGTCGCAGTAGGCGCGCCAGACGAGGTAGCGCTCGAAGATGTCCGAGACGGCGCCGTCGACGGCCTTGAAGTCGTGCTCGTAGTCCTCGGGCGCGTGCTTGGGGCGCTCGAGGATGATCACCGGCCACTGGTAGCCCGACTTGAGGTGGGTGGCGACGACGGCGATCGCGTCCTGGTGACGGGCGCCGTCGACGCCGAGCGCGACCGTCTCCTGGTCGGGGATCGTCTGCGGCTTCGCCAGCGCCTTGAACTGCTCGACGTCGAAGGCGGCGCCCTCGGAGCCCAGCTTGCGGTTGAGGAAGAACCGTTCGGCCTGCTCGGGGTCGTGCTCGAGCAGCGCCTCGATCTCGCCGTCGATGCGGTCCAAGGGCACCCAGCCGCCGCGCTCCAGTGCCGAGTCGCCGTAGACGGTGCGCAGCACCTTCCGTCGTTCGGCCTTGTTCCGTACCGAGCCGGGGCCGCCGTCGACGTCGTCGACGTAGACGCCCGTCTGGTGGGGCGTGCGCGAGGCGACGGACTGCTCGGCGGGGTCGGGCGCGTTGCAGGTCTCGAGGAAGCGGCCGCCCATCCCGGCGAGGTTGCGGCGCTGGTTGTCGGCCAGCCACCAGCCATTGTTCGCGCGCACCCAGCTCTCGGTCTGGTCCTGCACGGCGCAGGTGATGCGCTGCCCGAGACGGGAGCGCGCCGAGGCGGTGACGGGCTCGATCAGCCCGCCGCCGCGCAGGTTGATGCGGGTCAGGCCGGTGTCGGGGATGAACGTCTCGCCGAGCGGACCGAGCTCGATCATCGGCTGGATGGCGCGCCAGGTGTTGTCGGTCTGCTCCTCCGAGCAGGCGGTGATCTGGATGTGCGGCGTCGCCCATGCCATGCCGACCGGCTCTCCCGCCGCGTCCCAGCCGTCGAAGCGCACGGGACCCTCAGCCTCGGCGCACACCACGGCGGCCGCCAGCGGCCCCTTGCCCCACTTCTGGGGGCGCACGAGCTGCGCGCCGCGCGGATAGCGCCAGTTGCCGTCGGGGGTCAGCGCGTAGAGGAACACGAGGAACCGGAGCTGCTCGTCGGTGACGAGCATCGGCGTGCCGCGCAGGTCGCGGTCGGGGACCACGCACCACTCCTGAATCCACTCGGCGACGGTGTAGCCGAGCGTCGGGAACTCACCGACGTACATGGGTCCCCGCCAGGGCATCTCAGGCGTCGCGCGGCAGGATCGTGAAGGTGGCGACGTCCGAGCGCGCGTCATCGTTGCGGACGTAGACCGCGTAGGTGCCGGGCATCGGCTCGAAGCTCTCGCCCGAGACCGAGACCGTGGAGCCGATCGTGTTCTCGGTCTCGAACGTCGAGGTGTCGTCGCCGCCGTTGAACACGGTCACCGATTCGGGGGTGAACCCGGCGCCGAGGTAGCGGATATCGACGTCGTCGGTGCCCGCCTTGCCGACGTCGGGGATGACGCGGTGCAGCACGGGAGTGACCGGCACCGGCACGCCGTCGCCGCCGACGGTGGCGAACTCGTCGAGCAGGTCGGCTTGCAGCAGCGCGTCGAAGTAGCGCCGGACCGACGCTGTCTGGTAGCGCGCCAGCCACGGGTTGACTCCGGCGTTGAGTCCCGCTCGTAGGTGGTAGCTCGCCCCGGCGACGTCGTGCCGAACTTCCTGGGGCAGCTTGCGCACAAGCGCGTCGAACTGGTCGACGGTCATGGCCCGGTGATGGCGGCGAACGACGCCGTCTTGCCGTTGTCGCCGATCGCCTTGACCTGGCGCGGATTGTTGTTCGCCAGGTTGTGGGCGGTCGGGTCGGTGATGCCGCGCAGGTAGGCGTCGCGCAGCTTGTAGGCGGGGCCTGCCATGAGCCCGCGCGCGCGTGAGTCGGCGGTCGGCAGCGCGAGAATCTCGGCCTCGAAGGCGGTTGTCGTGGCCGCCATCAGAGCGTGTTGACGATGTAGACGATGCAGAACGCGATCAGCGCGATGTCACGCAGGACCGCGAGGAAGCCTGGGAAGTTGTCGGTCCTCATCGCCTGCCCCTCCTGTATGCGTTGCCCCGGCCTTCTCGGGTCGGGATGAAGTAGCCGCCCTTGCCCTTGCGTCCGGGCTGGCCTTCCATCGGGCGCACGGTCGGGTTACGCGATCGCACATCCGATACGAAGTCCTTGATCATGCGGCTGCGCCGCTTGCTCATCTGGTTCTCCTGGCCTTGTCGTCCAACTCGCGGTGGCAGTCGTCGCACAGCGCCAGTCCGCAGTCGGCGGTGTAGCCCGGCCGGACGTGATGCGCGACGGTGGCGGGCTGGGATCGGCAGCGTTCGCAGACGCCGCCGCTGCGGCGCATGACGTTGCGGCGGAACCAGTGCTGGCCGCGGCTGTCGCGGTCCTCAGACCAGCGTGCGTTACGCGGGCGCGCGTGCTTCGGGCACGGGACGAGGTTGGGGCAGCCCGGCGTCGAGCAGACGTGGACGCGGGTCATCCCGGCTTGGCCTCCTCGTCGACGACGCGCAGGCGCTTGACCGGCGCCTTGGCTTCCTGCTCGCGGATCGTCTTGACCTCGGCGGGGGTGCGCCAGCGCAGGTCACGCTTGCCCTTCGGGGTCAGGCCGAGGCGGTCCATCAGCGTCAGCCGCGAGGGATCGGTGAGGCTGTGGAACGCCTCGGCCAGATAGCAGATGGCGGCGATGTCCTCCGGCCCGTATTGCGATGTGACCGGGGAGCTGCGCCAGGCGTTCCACATCGACCGTCCGACACCGCGGCGCACCTTGATCGGGTTCCCAAACTTGTCGCGACTCTCGACCCAGACCTTCCAGCTCGCGTTGTAGGGCGGCAGGATCGGCTTTTCGAGCGTCTCAAGCTCGACCCATTCGCCGCGTTCGGGCTGGTTGTAGCGGCGGCGCTGGCCGGGCAGTTTGGGGGCACGGCCGACGCCCGCCATCAGCGCGCCTCCCCGAAAGCAGAGTCGTTCATGGTGATCGACGATAGGGAAAGCCCGGGGCTGGCGCTGTCGTCCGCAACTACGACAGCCCCCGGGCTGTCGTACTTCCGCACGACAGCCGCCCCGGGGCGCGCCGCCCAGAATGGTTCGCCAAGGTCGGGGCATTCCGCCAACCGTCCACCGAAG